ACCTTAGACTGTAAAGATGCGGTAGGAGGTTTAAAAAATATTTATTTCGCAAATAATACCCCAATAAATGCAATTATCACAAGTTCAGTAAGTGGTGGGATTTCTGAGATTGCAAGTATTAGTTTCTACAAGTATGAGTTAATGCCGCAAGCGGCTGACTCATTCACAGAAGAAATTACTTCAACACCAGCAAACGGAACAGTTTTCTACACTCAAACAGTAGTGGCAAACTTTGCTAAAATGAGCCAAGCTCAGAGAAATAAATGGTACACTTTAGCTCAAGCAAGATTATTAACTATCATTGAGAAGAAAGATGGAACTTTTTGGTTACTTGGAGAAGTGAATGGCTTAGAAGTTAGTGCAGGTTCACATACAAGTGGAGCTGCAATGGGTGATTTCAACGGAGTTCAATTAACTTTGACTGGTATGGAAGCACAGCCAGCGCAAGTAGTTGCTCAGGGTTGTTTTAATATTGAAGGATAATATTTTGTAGCTTCAAGTAGGGTTTTTTCATAGTTAGATTGGGCAGTCAGAAATGGCTGCCTTTTCTATTTTATAACTTTTTGCGATTTTAATATATAGATATATGATTCATCTTGAATTAGGACTTAACGAAGTATTTGCAACTGCCAGCGAAAACATTACAATCCCGAATGCTGGGAATGTGACTAAGTTTATAGAAGGCTATTTCGGTATTTATTCGCAAGTAACTAAGCAAACTAAATGGGTTTATGTAACGAACTTAAATATTTACTATCCGAGAATAGATAACTTTAACGTTGAATTAGTTGTAAATTCAGAAGATGAAGACTTAGAACTTGGGAAAGTATATTTAAAAGATACTGGAAACTACGAATACTATATCTATACACGTTTTGAGAATCAATCAGAACCAAACACAAATGAACTACTTTTAGAACGTGGCAAGATTTTGTACGGATTCAATGAACTTACAGTAACTACTTATAATCCTGATATTGAAATTATAACTTATGACAGACAGTAAAAGCAAATTTGTTTTTTATAACGAACCAGTTAGCACTTACACAGTTCCAGTTTTTGAAAAGGACAAGAATAAGGACTATGTAAACTATGGCGAGGATAACAACTACCCTCAATACTTAGTTAATCTATTTAATAGGTCAGCTAAACACAACGCTATTTTAACGGCTAAACAGAAATACACTTACGGACGTGGATTAAAAATTAAGGAAGGTTTAGTTACTGAACAAGCAATAAAAGCTCAGGCGTTTTTAGTACGTCCAAATACATTTGAAACTCTAAGTGATATATTTAACAAGACTGTTTTAGATAAGAGATTATACGGAGGCTATGCACTTCAAATTGTATGGTCTAAGTTAAGCGGTAAGGTGGCGCAAGTTTATCACATGGATTTTGCTAAAATCCGTTCAAATGTAGATAATACTTCGTTTTACTACTCAGATGATTGGGCAGACTATCGTCCGAAAGTGACCGAGTTTGACGCATTCAATCCTGAGAAGAGAGAAGGTGTACAGATTCTTTATTACAGAGAATACAGACCGAATTTAAATACTTATCCTTTACCTGATTACATTGGAGCTATTCCCTATATTGAAAGTGATGTTGAAGTAGCAAATTTTCACAGAGCAAACCTTCAAAACAACTTTTTCTTTGGTGGAATTTTAAACTTTAACAACGGAATCCCAACTGACGAGGAGCAAAGAGCGTTAGTTCGCAGAATTAACAACAAACATGGCAGCACCGATAACGCTGGCAGATGGATTATTAACTTTTCGGATGGTTCAGATAAAGCACCTAATGTAATTAGTCTTCAGCCGAGCGAATTAGATAAGCAGTTTGACATACTAAACGACACAATTCAACAAGAAATATTCGTTGCGCATCGTGTAACTTCTCCTATTTTTATGGGGATTCGTGTTGAAGGAACTTTAGGCAGCAGAAATGAGATGGTAGATGCGTTCAAGTTATTTGAACAGAACGAAATTAAGCCAGACCAACAGCACTTTGAGGAATTATTCAACTACATAATCGGTTTAAACGGAATCAATCAGCCTTATGAAGTTCAACCTTTAGAGCCATTTAGCCCTGAATTTACAGAACAAACTTTAATTCAGATTGCGACTAAAAACGAGTTGCGAGAGATGGCTGGCTTACCAAAACTTGAAGAACCAACACCGATAACACCGCAAGCTTTTTCAGAAGATTCAGAAATTGAAGTTTTCGCAGAATACGGAGTGAACGCTGAAGACTATTTAGAGTTTGAAAGCAGAAAATTAGAAGTATTTGAAGACCACTATTCTTTTGAATCACATTTAGAATTCAACGAGCAGGAATTACACGAATTAGCTTTTGCAATTGACTCTTTAACTGAAGAGGAAAGAAGTTTAATTAGTCAAATAAAAAAGAACCCATTAATTTCTAAAAAAGATTTAGGTTCAAATCTACAAGTTAGTGAGGCTAAATTAGAAGAATTAATTACCGGTTTAAGAAATAAGAAAGTTTTAACTCAAACAGAGGGTGCTTGGAATGTAATTAATATTTTACCTACAAAAACTGAAATCAGTAAAATTGCAGACGAGCTAAAAAAGTACGAAGTCCGCTACAAGTATCAAGGTCCTAACGACTCAAAAAATAGAGCGTTCTGTAAGGCTTTGTTGAACTTAAACAAACTCTACACACGTGATGAAATCAGCAAAATTTCACAACGTGTAGGGCGTAACGTATGGACTAAACGTGGCGGATGGTACACAAAACCCGGTACCGACATTCACTTACCTTATTGCAGACATCAATGGGCATCAATTTTAGTTAAAAAGAAGTAAATGGCAACAGTATTATTTATAAGTGAGGAAACCCTCAAACAAGAAACTATAATTTCTGAAAACGTTGATCCGAAATTATTAGTGCCAACTATCAAAGAGGCGCAAAATATTTACTTACTTCCTATATTAGGGACAAGTTTATATAATCAGTTGGTTACTCAAGTATCAAGCAACACAGTAAGCGCAGCAAATGTTACCTTATTGGACACTTATATTACGCCGACTTTGGTTAAATATTGCGTTTATGAATCAATTTTGCCCTTGAGTTTCAAGTTCCAGAATAAAAATATCGCTACTAAGAATTCAGAATTTAGCAATCAGGCCTCAATGGATGACTTGAGATACTTACTTGACTACACCAAAAACCGAGCTGAGTGGTATGCTGAGAGATTAACGAACTTTTTGTTAGCAAATACAAGCACTTATCCGCTATATTTGACACAACCGAACGCAAATATTGATACTATTTACCCTAATGATAACAATTACCAAAACGGAATGTATTTAGGTCCAGACATTGACTGGGATTTAGTGCCACCAAGCGTTAAATATCAAGGAAACTTTAGACGAAGAACATAAAACTATGAGAAAAAAAGGAAGTAAAAACAAAGCCAATTTAGAAAAACTAAGAATCTATTTAAATGCAAACCAGCCTAAACAAGATAGTCAACCTATTACAAGAGATAGCAACAAGTAACGCCTTACTAAATGGAAATTTTACTTTTTGCGATGTTGCAGATTTGGGAGCGAGTGCGCCCTTATCTTATCCTCTTTTGTGGGGAGATGTAAGGCCTTCTAATTTCGGAAGTAAAGTATTCAGTTTAAACTTGCAATTAACTGCAATAGACATCGTTTTAAAGGACTTAAGCAATGAAAGGGACGTGTTATCTGATACGCTGCAAATAATCTCTGATGTGATTGCTAAAATTAAGCAGTCAACTTACTACGGTTCATACTTTGAAATGCAGGAAAATATTTCTTGTACACCAATAAAAGATAGTTACGGGGATGAAGTAGCTGGATGGGTTTGTAATTTTACTTTAAACATTGCTAACCCTTACGATAGCTGCTTAGTTCCAACAAATTAAAATAAAAAATAAAAAATATATATTAAGATATGGTATTAGAGCAAAGAATGTTAGGCGGGAATGGGTGTAAATTCATTGATTCAGCCTCAACTGGAAATACATTTTATGTAATAGTAGTAAATGCTGATTGCGTTTTGACTACTTTGTCAACTGTAAACGGACAAAACCTACTAACTCAGTACGGATTGAGCGGTAAAACTTTAAAACAAGGTATGTTAATTCCTGCTTTTAATGGTGACCCGATTGCAAACATTACACCTTCAAGCGGTTCTGTTATTGGTTACGGTTACAATATAATGGGCTAATGATTAGTTTAGGATTAGGTACAGTTATAGCTGGAAATGGCAGTACACTTGGCGGATTTTCTGCCGAGTATCAAGCTATTTTAACTGCTGGTAGTGGATTTACAAGACCAAGTGGAGCTGAGCAAACTTTACAAAATCAGTTAATAATTGATTTAAAGACTGCTGGTATCTGGTCTAAGTTGGATGCGTTCTACATGTTCGCAAATAACATAACAGATTCAACTGGAGCATTCGCTCGTATCAATTGGAAAAATCCTTCAGCTAATTATGGGACTGTTCAAGGTAGTAGTTTACCAAGTATTACTCCTAAATCAGGTTTTACTGGAAATGGTAGTAATCAAGGAATAAATTTAAATTTACAACATATACCAGTAGGTGGAAATTTTAATTCAACTGGAGCATCAATGGGATGTTTTGTTGGTATAGTACCAGGAGTAAGTTCAGCAGTTTTGAGTACACAAAATTCTAACTCACGAATAAGAAATGTTGGTGGTTCATCTCAAATTGCTGGTTCATCAATTGTATCTACTTATAGTAATAATTCATTTGTTCATTTAAATAGAACAGAAACGGCTGGACCAGTAAGAACAATTGCTTCTTTTGTTAATGGAACTTCAACAGGTCTTACACCAAACCCTGCTGCTTGGGTTACAACAGATACAACTAATTGGTATGTATTATGGAATGGGGCATCTTATGGAACAACACAGATAAAAATGGTTTTTATTGGTGGTGATTTTACTACTGAAGCCGCTACATTTAATACAACTATTCAAAATTATATAACCGCTGTTAACGCTTTATAATGGATTCAAAAATTTTAGAACTTAATATAGTTAGCTGGGCTTTGGCTTTTATAGGTTTTATGACGCATTGGCTACCCGTAGTTCAGTTTCTTTCGTTTACTTTATCGGTTATTATTTCACTTTGGCAGCTATCCCAAATGTTTAAGAAATGGTTAAAAAAATAAAAGAGAATATCTCAATTCTAAACCATCCTATTACAACGATTTGTGGGTTTGTATGTTTCTTTTATTCGCTATTCTTAATAGGATTTCCTTTATTGTATGAGCCGAAAACACAAATTGATATTTACTACCCTATTACTATTGGAGTTGTTGGTTTATGCTTATTGGTTATTCCCGATGACTTAAAAGGAGCATTAAAAAAGTTAATTAAAAATAAGAGTGAATGATATTACTACTACTCTATGTTTGGCTTGATGCGATTAGGGATTCAATAGCCCATCATGACGCTTACTATAAGTTAGGTAGATTCTTTTCAAGGCATCAATCAGAAATGGTTAAGCCTATTTTCTTTAAGTACTTCCCAATGTTCTGGGATATGTGGCACTTAGCTAAATTTATTCAATACAACATAGTCGCATTTCTAATTGTTAAGACTTTAGCCTTTCCGATTGTTACTACTATCATGAGCCTATTATTTATATCACTATATATATGAGAAAACCAAACCCCATAATTTTAAAGTACTTAAAAGAATACCCTAACACACCTACTTTAACTTTAGCAAAAAAAATCTACAAAGAAAATACAGCTCAATTTAAAAATCTTGAATACATAAGAGGGAGAGTTAATTATTATAGGGGTACTAATGGAAATAAAGCCAGAGAAAAAGCAAAAGAACATATTGACTATTTCGCTAAGCTAAAATCTGAACTACCCAAAGGAGAAAGCGAAAAAGTAGAACCATATTATTTACCAAAGGATAGAAAAAAAGTATTAGTTATTAGTGATATTCACTTACCTTACCACGATGATAAGGCTTTATTTGCTGCATTAGAGTACGGATTAAAAGAAGAGGTAGATACTATCTATATCAATGGTGACTTATTAGACTTTGCGTTGATTAGTAAACACGAAAACAACACTACTAAGCATTCTGTTAAGTACGAAATTGACTGTGCTAAAGTGTTTTTAAAAGGACTTAGAGAGATGTTTCCAAAAGCTTTGATTATTTACAAATACGGAAACCATGATTTAAGGTTTGATAAGTGGATCAGACTTAAAGCTCCAGAACTTTTAGATATTGAACACATAAACTTAGCTGAGATACTTGGGTTAAGGGAATTAGAGATAATACAGTTAGACTCTTTACAATGGTGCTACATGTGGGACATAGCGGTATTACATGGTCACGAACTACCAATGAAAAGCGGAGGCATTAACCCAGCAAGAACGGCACGAATGAAGATTAACCGACCTTTAATTATCGGGCATTTCCACAGACAGAGCAAAGATGCTGGAATGATACTTGGAAAGCCATATTACTATGCTTATTCAAGTGGTTGCTTATGTGATTTAACTCCAGCTTATATGCCGATTAATGACTGGGTGCATGGGTTTATTTTAATTAATCAAGGTCAAGTCTATCAAAAGGAGGTTATAAATGGAACAGTCATCTGAGATTTTAGAAACTGAAGAAATTATCTACGAGCCATGCGAAACAAGGGGCGAAATAATACATATTTGCTCAGTCGCTCTTTCGGTTTGTGATGCTTACGACTATTCTATGCAGAGCCGAGAGGATAAAGACCGAATAGACAACATAAGGCGAATGGCTTTGATTCTTACTGAGGGGTTTTTAACTGAGATTTATTACGAAAATTATGAAGATTAGTAAACACATAACTTATGATGAGGCTACCTTATCAGCAACTGCGATAAGAAACGGCATTAGCAACCAACCAAACGAGGAGCAGTTATACAACATGCAACAAGTGGCTGAAAACTTATTTGAACCTTTACGCAAACTATACGGCAAACCCATTAAGATTAACTCTTTTTTTAGGTCGCAAAAGCTCAATCAGTTGGTTAAGGGCAGTCCATCAAGCCAACATGTAAAAGGTCAAGCAATAGACATTACAGGAGGAAGTAAAGAGGAGAATAAAAAGCTATTTGAATTAGTAAAGACATTGGATTTTGACCAATTAATAAACGAGTACGATTTTAGTTGGGTGCATATCTCTTATAAAACATCAGGAAACAGAAAACAAATTTTAGTAATAAAGTGAACGAGCAGAAAAAAGAAGATATAATTATATTAATTTTGTGCGTGATATGGGTAAGTTATTTACTATCTACACTAATATGAAGTCATTATTAAAATACAAAGCTACTCCGGAACAAATTAAAGCTATTGCTGAACACGAAATTCAACGCAAAAAATTAGTAGCAGAGGTCCAAAAAGAATGGGAATTAAAACAGAAATCAGGTAACTATCTTAAGAATGGGAAAAGGAAGTAGTTTATTTATTATTTTAATCCTTTGTATTGGATTGTTTTACACTAATTGGTATAAGTTTAAACCTGCACAACAAATCAGCGATACAACCATTCAAAATAGGTTAAACGATAACCTTAGAATTGATACTATACTTAAGAGATACGATTCTTTAATTTACCGAACTAAGATTAAAACAAATGAAAAAATTATTTATATCTACCTTATTCCTGATAGCCTTCTCATTGATAGCATTAGGACAAGATTGCAAAACTTTGACTCACTCGGAAATGAGAAAAATCCTATCTATCATGGAACAGAACAGAAGTAACTCAATTATATCGCATACACAAAAAGAAGTAATTGAAATACTTGAAAGAAAGGTGGGGAACTACCGAGATATAGCCGAGCAATACCACTTACAAAACAAAAGTTTACAAGTAGAAAAATCTAAACTTGAATCTAAACTAAAATTCCATCAAAAACTTAGCCTAATTGCTACAACTTCAGCAGTTATTTTAGGCTTAATTCTTATTTTTTAAAAAATTAATCTTACTGATTTATAGCACTTTACAAAAAGTGAGGGAATTATTTTGTCTATTTTGTTTGCAACTGCTTGCATTTGTTTACAGTGGTTGTATATTTGTATCACAATAACGGCAAATAACTACTTAAAATTATGACAAACGAAAGATTCTATCCAGCAAAAGAAATGAAAAACTACTTTAGTGCAAAAGTTGATTACTTACAAAGAGGAGTTGAAGAACACACAAAAAGAAAATCAGTTCTTAAAGGAAGAAAAGTATTAGGAATGAAAGCTTGGGATATTGAAAATCCTAACTATAAAACTGAAGAAGAATTTAATAAACAAATCTGCAAATGTGCAAGTGACAGATTTAAAATAATAACCATTTCTGAATGGGTTTACGAAAACGATAAATAATCAACTCAGGGGTGCGACTGACCAACGCACATTTAATATGAAAAAATTACTTTACATTCTTTTAGCTCTTGCCTTATTTCAGTCAACAGCTTACCTACCTTACAAGTTCTTTTTACCTATGCTTGTAGGCTCAATTTTAATCATTGTTACACAAATCAACCTTTACATTTATGACAGACTTAGATAAATTTATTGAGATGTATAAAAGTTTTGATATTGACATTTCAAATTCTATTAGAATAATAGAAGATAAAAAAGTAATTGAAATAGGTCGGTCATATATAGATAATCCCAAAATTAATGGTTATGGGGGATGCGCCACAGAAGTTGTTTTTACAATGGATGGTGAATTTATATCACAAGGGTTTTATGAAGAATAAATTTTAAATATATGATAACAGAAAAAAAACGACTACAAAGCTTTAGGCTTTCAGAAGAATTAATCAGACAGATTAGTATCTATCAAGACAAAATCAATCAAACTCGCACAGCTTACGAGGGGACTTACACAAAAGACCAGTTAGTTAGCGATGCTTTAAACCACTTTTTAAAAACTAAATAAGATGAATATTTTAAGTAAAACATTTAATGAAATGAGTTTTGTTTTTTCAAGCAATTCATTTAGTAGTAAAGCTCAAAAAAATGGTCTTTCAAAACAGGAAATAAATAATGGAGTAATAGCATTGTTTTTACATCAAAATGCTATTCAATTATCAACTAAAAGAATGTGGCAGAAAAAAGATATTTCTATTGATATGCCTAAAATTGATAAAATTAAAGATGCTATTGAATTATTGAAATCGCATAATTATAAAATATTAAAACCTGTAAATGATTGGGTTGAATTATAAAAACTAAATAACATGGACAAAATTAAAATTACTTGTGAAGCTTATGGTATTAAGCATTCAGTAGAATTAGATGACGATGCAACCAGTCATGAAGTTATGCGAATTTTTGTACAGATGATGAGAGCTATGACATATGGTGATTCTTCAATTTTAGAAGCTTTAGAAAACGAAGTTGAAAAGTTAGGAGGTGAACAATGACATTAGAACAATTCGCAGAAGATACCATAACTAATTGGTACGCTATGGGAGAAAAAGACTTCCCTACCTGCTTAGAACTTGCCGAGAGTTTGGGCCTTTGGAACTTCGCTGCTGAACTTAAAATGATGGAAAAAGTAAACCAACAGAACCGAGATGAACAAAACCAAGAATTAAGAGAACTACTTTATAACACTTCAAACCCTTTAAACAATGGATACTAATTATTGCGATTCACCAGTACAATGGTTGGCAGATGAGGTTAACGAATTTTGTTTGATTAACCCATCACTTAAACCAGCATTTGATAAACTTGTAGAACATGCACTAAAAATGCAGGAAGTTAAAACAAGAATTGACTACTTAAACGGATTTAAAAACTCACAATCACCAAACATAAACTCATTTGAACTATGACACTATTTATTAACCGATTACAAAGGCTTATAAAACTTAGAGAATTAGCCATCTCGGATTCAAACATTGAAAAAAAGATACAAGCCGACCTATTAATTAGGCAAGTATCGGAAAGAATCAACTACTTAACCCACTTTAGATATGAAGAAACCAATTAAATCAAAGTATCCAGAGCTATTAGAAATCAGAAACAGACACTATCAAGCTACTGAGGAACTAAAAGAAGCCTTTAAAAAGTACAATCAAGCCCGCAAATTTGTAGAGAAATACAACACAGAGGAAAACTACTCGCAGATGGCTCAGGCTTTAAAAGAATGGGACGAAAAAGACCATGAACTTGATCAAATCAAATCAGAAATTAATCAATACACTAACTTAAAATTCTATGGAAAACTTAACACACTGGAAGAAACTCACTAATCCTAACTACATAGGAGCTGAAATCCTGCAACCAAATCAAGAACTTAAACTAATTATTGAGAAGGTTCAAAAGGAGCAAGTAAAGACCGCTGAAGGCACTCAAGAATGTATTGTTGCCTACTTTAAAGGAGGCCAGAAAGGAATGATAATAAACAAGACCAATGCTAAAATCATTACTAAAATTCTAGACACTCCATACATTGAACAATGGGCAGGCAAATCAATTATTATCTATGCAGCTAAAGTTCGTGCATTTGGCGAAATGGTAGAGGCATTAAGAATTAAAAACCAAAAAGCATAAAACCACTTAAAAAAAATGAATATTTTTAAATCAGAACCAATGGTGAAGCACAGTAACCAAGTTCACACAACAACAGACTACTTTATGTTCAAGCCTATTGATGGCAACAGAAACAAAAACCTTCTTCACATTAAACGACTTCAGAAGTCAATGGCTGAAAACTATTTATTTACTATTATTACAGTAAACGAAAACTATGAAATCATTGATGGTCAGCATAGATTTGAGGTAATTAAAGAGCTTAAACTGCCTTTAAACTATGTAATCTGCAAAGGTTATGGACTTAACGAGGTTCATATACTTAATCAAAACTCAAAAACTTGGAATGCTGACGACTATTTAGCTGGATATTGTAAGCTTGGATATAGTGACTATGTTAGATATAAAGTATTTAAGGAAAAGTACGATTTACCACACAATATATGCGTTCCTATCTTGTCTGGATTTGCTTCTAATACTCCAGAATCAGGAATAAAAGATTTTTATAATGGGAACTTTAAAATAAAATCTTGGAAACAAGCTATTGATTTTGCTGATAATTTATCTTTATTCAGTTCATTATATCAAGGATATAAAAAACCGAAATTTATTTTTGCCTTGCTTCAATTAATGAAAAAGGAAAAGTTTGAATTGATTGAATTTATTTCAAAATTAAGGTTACAACCAAGCTCAATGATTGATTGTCAAACGACTTCTCAATACATTAACCTAATAGAGCAAATCTACAACTATAAAAGAAGAGAAAAAGTAAATTTAAGATATTAATTATGGGAATAGAATATCACGACATAAAAGCTGAAGAGCTAAGAATTGGAAACTTTTTTTATCCAGATGTAGATGGAGATGCTTATGCTAAAATTACAGCCAAAGACATTTTAGAACTTTATAGTGACCCAATTGACGATTATTACAAAGCACTCCCACTAACAGAAGAATGGTTAATTAAGTTTGGGTTTACTTTAAATAAAGAAGATAATTATTATTTTATTCAAAATCCTGATGGCGGTATTCATTCAATTAAATATCTTGAAAAAGATGAATTTTTAAATGAAGAATCAGGATGGGCATATTTTACTGAGGATAGTGATGCTTCTTGCCATAGACTATGTATGTTAAATTATATACATGAACTTCAGAACTTGTATTTTGCAATTAATAAAACAGAATTGGAGGTTAAAAATGTTTGATAATAACAGATTCGGGTTAATTACGGGCAGTAAATGCTCAATATTATTCCCTAAACGCTCAGCCGAGAAAGGTCAAAGAACATACGCTAAACAGTTAGCTAACCAAATGTACTTTAAGTTCTATGATGAAAAGGGAACATGGCAAACTGAACATGGACATCTTGCAGAAAGTTCAGCCTTTGAGTACTACCAGCAGCATTTCTGTAAGGATGCAGAATACCAGCCACAGTTTGAAATGTACATGGAATTTGGAGGTTCAGCTGATTGCATAGCTCCTGATTGGGGAGTGGACTTTAAATGTCCAACGAGTTTAGAAGCTTGGTTAGATTATCTACACGAAGGAATTGACGAGCAACAGTACCACCAAGCACAGATGTATATGTTCCTTTACGACCGTACAGAATGGCATATCTGCGCCTACTTACTTGAAACCAACCGAATGAGTGACAATGGTTTGACTTATCCAGTAGACCACGACAAACGAATGATAATCACTAAGGTAAAAAAAGAGGAAGGCTGGAGCGATTTGCTTTTAGAAAGAGGCGAACCAGTTATTCAAATGAGAAACGAATTTTATAACAACTTAATTAATAACTTTAAATGAAACAAACAGCAGTAGAATGGTTATTTAACCAAATTAAAAAGGACATAATTGGACTTGAATATGACTATGCAGATGAATTAAAACAAGCCAAAGAAATGGAGAAGCAACAGATATTATTTGCTTATAACGATGGGGCAATGGGTGCTTTTGAAAAAACTTATAAAGGTATGAACGAATACTACAACGAAAATTACGGAGGTATAAATGAAGATAATAGTTAAGCACTTAGGAACTGAAATAGAAGTTTCAGATACTCAATTTGATGATGGTAGAAGTCTTTTGTATCACAATCAATCTTATTCCTATGAATTATTAAAAAAAATAATTGAACAAATAAAGTTATTACAATCAGAAAAAGGAGGTGAAAATGCTTAAAATTCAAGAAGAATTAGTAAACTATGTAAATGGTCAAACTCATTGGGTAATTTATTTTCAACAATTAAATAAGTATCCTTTGTCACCTGAACAATACGAATTCATAAATAAACAAATTCAAGAAAGTATTGAAAAATTTAACTCAGAAAAATCGGAAATTCCGATAAATCTATAATTATTTACACGCAATGACTAAACAAACAGCAGTAGAATGGTTAGTTAAAAAACTAAACCTTGAAGGCTATGATTATACAGTTGAACAAGCCAAAGAAATGGAGAAGGAACAAATAATAGATGCTCACCAAGATGGGCATAGTGTTACTTACAATAATTATTGGGCAGAATTATACTACAACGAAACATACGGAGGTAACAAATGAAATTTGATAACCCATTTTTAAAAACACTTGCCAAAAAATACGATTTCAATGTACTTGCTGAGTGGGCTATTTACATTCAGGATGCAAAAGACAAAGACAATCTCAACGAAATTGAGATGATGATCTACGAACTGGCCAAAATTAGCGGATATACCTTTGACGATATCAGAGGAACTTGCAGAAAACGAGAGCTTATTGAAGTAAAACACATTGGAAGGTATATTGCTTGGAATAATCAGTTAGGTTCACTCTCTGAAATCGGTCACGCATTTGGGCATAAGGATCATTCAACAGTTATTCACTCCAGAGATTTCGTTGACAGTATGTTATCTATTAATCAAAAATCATTTTTAAACACATTCAAC